GGTGCATTCGTTGGCCTAGAAGAGGTGATCAACAGGCGTATGAACAATACGTCTACTATCGGCTTTGCCGGTAACCCAGAGAAAAAGAAAGCTGACCTCACCAAGGTCATTCATGAGGATATTATCAAATGGGGCATGATTCCAGAACTTGTTGGACGCATGCCCAAAATTGCAGTCCTGGAAGAATTAGATGAACACCAATTAGTTAAAGCTCTAACAGAACCCAAGAACAACCTTATTAGCCAATTCCAAGAACTATTCAAGATGGATGGTGTGGAATTAGAAGTGGACATGGCAGCTTGCCTGGCACTGGCTCGTAAGTGTATAGAGATGAAAGTAGGAGCACGTGGTCTACGTGCTGAATTAGAAAACGTCTTATTGCAGACGCAGTTCATTTTACCCGAACTGGCCGCAGAGAATGTGGCTAAAGTAACCATCACGGAAGAAAGCGTAACACAGGGTAAAGAACCATTACTAGTATATGGCAACAAACGAAAGAAGACACGAGAACAGAGTTCTAGCTAATAGGGAGATCAGAGCAAGAGAGGTTCGCCTAATTGGTGTAAACGGCGAAAACCTCGGAGTCCTGGGATTTTTTAAAGCACTTAACATGGCGCAGGACAGTGATCTTGATTTGATCATGATCAATGGTCAGACAAATCCTCCTGTATGCAAGATAGGTGATCTGGGTAAGTATAAGTACGAGCAACAGAAGAAACAAAAGGACATTGATCGCCGCAATCGAGAAAACAGGATTGAAGTCAAAGAAGTCCAGTTGAGACCGGCTATTGATTCTCATGATCTTGGTGTCAAGATTAAACATATACAAGAATGGTTGGGTGATGGTGACAAGGTAAAAATTGTCATTAAATTCAGGGGCAGGGAGATGGCCAACAAGGATATTGGCTATACCATTATTGAAAATATCCTTGCTCAAGTACCGGCAGCTAAACTTGAAGGTAACAGTGAGATGCAGGGTAATAGGCTGACAGCCATTATTTTTCAAGGTAAGCAAAAATGAGTAAACGTAAAAATAGAGGTCTGACCGTAGAGGTCTACAACGATAACGTCGAGAAGGCGATACGAACCTTTAAGAAGAAGATCACAGAAAGCGGCAAGCTGGTTGAACTTCGAGAAAAAGAGTTCTATGAAAAGCCTAGTGTTACACGCCGCAAGACCAAGAACCAACAGACTCGTAGGGCACAGAAAAAGAGACAAGCAGAAGCACTACCTAAAAGGCTCTACTAATGAGTGATGATATCAAGACATACTCCTACGAGTGGTCGGAGGCGTCGGGCGCGACGGGTATTACAGCAGAACCCATAGACTCTGTAGATATCACCACCATAGATCTGAGTTCTCTGAACACACAATCAGTCACACTGAACACATCCAGTGGTATGAATGGCACCTGGGGTTCGCTTGTCGGTGGTTCAGGTACTATTACACTGACTGATCCTTATGAAGAACTGCGTGAGCGTCTGGAAAAACTGGAAGCAATAATCGCAGAAGAAAAGAAGATCAGAGACGAATGCCCGGCAGTACGCAATGCTTATGATGAATACAGATTCCTTCTTGTTTTGGCTCAGCGAAACAAGGGTGATCTATTGACAGATAACAGTTAAGGTAGTATCATATAAATATATTTGTAGGACGCCAATAGGGTTCTACAACGGGCAATCGCCCAAAACATTCTTGCTTTAAAAGGAGAAACAACATGAATGCTTTAACACGCTTTGACACAGCAGCTTTGAATCAATTGAACAGAGCTCTTATTGGTTTTGATCGCCTACTGGCTACAAACGGTATTACAAACCAAACTTATCCCCCATACAACGTAATCAAGAAAGATGACGACAACTACGAAATCGAAGTAGCGGTCGCTGGCTTCACTCTTGCTGAAATTGAAGTGGAAGTTGATAAGAACCAGTTGATCATTCGTGGCGAGCGCAAACGTGCCGAAGATGCAGATGTAGAATATCTACATCGCGGCCTAGCTTATCGCAGCTTCGAAAGAACGCTAACTCTTGGTGAATACATGAAAGTTGGTACTGCATCTATCAGGGATGGTGTACTACGTATTGCTATCAATAGGATCGTTCCTGAAGAGCTCAAGCCTCGCAAGATCCAAATCCTAGGCTACGACGAGTAAACCAAAATGGGGGCATTTTTGCCCCCTGTATAAATACAATTAAGGACGAACATGACTCTAATGGCAACAGAAACAAAAAACTCCACTCGTCAACTAACAAACATCAAGCAACCTAGCATGTACAAGGTTGTGTTTAATAATGACGACTCAACACCTATGAACTTTGTCATAGAGTTGTTGAAGGTTGTTTTCCATCACGATGACGAACGTGCAACAAAAACAACTATGGAAATTCATGAACAAGGCAAGGGTATTGCCGGTGTTTATACTTTCGAAGTTGCGGAACAGAAGCACAATGAAGCAGTTTATATCGCCCGCAGTAACGGGCACCCACTAAACATCAACGTAGAGTCCGAATAATGGATCCAAAAACCAAAGAAATCCTGGACATTACCCAAGAGGAATGTGCAGAAGTAGTAGTAGCCGTGAGCAAAATCAGTCGCTTTGGCTTAGACAATTACAAACCCGGAAAACCCAAAACAAACCGAGAGCATCTTGAGGAAGAAGTTGGCGACTTGCTAGCCATGGTTGATCTAATGATTGAACACAAAATCATTGACTCCAATAGCGTAGATGTAGCTCGCGCAGCCAAAAAAGACAAACTCAAGCAGTGGTCTAGCATCTATTCTGAGTAAGCATATTAGTAGAAACACTAATAAAATGCTGCGGTGCCACATAAATACTAGAGGATGCAACGAGCGTCCTCCTAGTAAAGGCACCAAAAATGTTCAAACTAATAGCTGAATTCATCAGAACCCTGATCGAAAATAGAACAAAGCAAAACGAACTAGACCAGTTCATAACAAGCAAAAACCCAACAACACCGGCAGAAGTCGATTATTGGTCCAGAGTATATGACCGCAGACAAGCAGGGGGTTGGCTATGATTAAAACTGCATTTAGAGCCATCAAGCGATTCCTAATGGAATACGCCGAACACAGAGCCAAATCTATCAAAAATAATCCAGTCATGTGGTATTGACAACGTAGTTAATGTTAGCGCATAATCGCTAAATACTTCTGTATAGGGGGTGTTAGCATGCCAAAAAAGCGCAACGTTACACGAACAAAACTGTTCAGAATGGTTCAAGCCTGCTGGGTTGAGGACTACAAATTTAGACCCACTATACACGACTGTAGGGAAGTTTTCCGCAACATCAATAATCAAGTATTCAATGGTGAACTAAAAATGCCTAATTTTAGGCTAGTTTACAGTAAAGATTATTGGGGCATGTGTGTAGGAAACCTGGATGACAATAGAACCTGCACGATATATATGAACAAGAGTTTCCTAAGCAAGAGATTGTTTATAGATACTCTAGCTCACGAGATGGTGCACCAGTGGGAATGGTTGGTTAATGAAAATATGACTCATGGACCTGCGTTCTTCTTATGGAAAAGACACCTAGCTGAGTTTAATATACATCTTGCACGTAAGTACAGGATTAAACACTACAAGTTGGATTAAATGATTCTTGGTATTGGTACCGATATTGTGGACATAGAGCGTTTTAGAAACTCTAGAACACATATGGATAATCTAGCAAAACGTATTTGCACTGATTTTGAATTAGAAGAATATTTTGCTAATATTGATGAATTAAAATCATTATACCTTGCTAAAAAATGGGCTGCAAAAGAAGCAGTTGCAAAAGCATTTGGTACAGGTATTCAGGGAGATACTCGATTTAAGAGTATCGAAATTAGACATAATACAAATGGAAAACCAGTCGTTTGTTTTAATGATAAATTAAGGCAAACTATAGAATCATTAAGGGCACGTTGTCATATATCATTATCGGATACTGATACCAGTGTGGTAGCATATTCGGTAATAGAGTACGATGTAAACCCGCAGCATGACTGGGCTACCGAAAATAGCCAAAAATAGGCAAAAATTCGCTGTCGTGTTATAATTGATACATGACGACGAAACGCAAAACCCGCAGTGACCGCAATCATGCAATCTATGTGATCACCAACGTGGTGACCGCAGAGCAATACATTGGTGTTACAGTTTGCTCGGGCAACCTGCGTAAAGCACTCAAAATTCGCATCCAAAAGCACGTTCGCCGTGCACTGACTGAGAACAAGGATTGGGCCCTGTGCCGTAGCATTCGTGAGCACGGTGTTGAGTCTTTTACCTACGGTGTGGTTGAGACTGTGCGTGGTAAAGCGGCAGCGCATGCACGTGAGCGCGAGCTTACTCGAGTGCACAATCCTGTTCTGAACACCCTGTAAGGAACTGTAATGATCTACCTACGTTTTATTTGGTTTGTCGTTGAGCGTGACGGGATCTATGAGCCCATTCGCTGGGCAGAGAATGCCAGTTACGTTCCAGGGCGCCAAACGTTCCCTGAGTACTGTGCAGAGCATGGCTACGACGTGGTTTCCGGCCCCTACAAGACTAGGAAGAAGGCACTGGAAAACATGCCAAAATAGCCAAAAATAGCACGAAATTCGTTTCGGTGTTATAATAGTTACATAGCGAAACAAAACAGGAGTTGAACATGTTGGTTACTTGCAGGAAAACTGGTCGTCAATACGATCCCGAAGTCGAGTTCCAGCGTGTCCTCAAAGAGCACTGGTTCATCGCTATCATGAAGCGTATGAAGGATCGTTGAAATGACTACTGTAGCTCAAATGATTGAGTGGATGAAGACACTCCCTCAAGACGCTGAAGTAGAATGCGGTGTTGAAGTGATCAAAGGCTACGACATCTACATGACCATGAAGCCTGTAGACATCGAAGAATGCTATGTCTTTGACTACACCAGCGAGGAATACAAGGATTATTCGCAGGCCGGGCGAGTCATTGTTCAAATCCGAGGAGAATGATGTGACCACATACAAACACATCGTTCAAGTCCACCCCGTGGTCGACGGCGAGGTCAACTTGAGTAAGGTTACAAAATGATTGACGCAAAACAAGCCAAACAACTCTACGATGAGAGCGGTGTAGAGGTACAGACGTTCCTTACACATACTGTTGAGAAGAAAGTCAAAGACGCGGCTGAAAGCGGAAAACGATTTGTGTTCATCTGCCTAGGTGCCGAACCAGTTTATCATAATGTTCAGCCCGATAATATCCAAAAAGCCGCAATGGAAGAACTCAAGAAGTTAGGTTACAAGGTTGTCTTTCAACGAGACGGTGAGAGTTATGTTCCCCGAGGACTTGCTGACGATGATGGCAATGGCCCCTCACATACAAACTACGGTATCCAAATTAGTTGGTAATATAAAGCAGGCTGTCTACCTTGGTCGGGTCAACGATATTACAGGAGAATTGGAATGATGAACGAACGAATTAAAGAACTTGCTCTACAGGCTAATGCTAACGAATTGAGTTATGCTTACTATCGTGGTGAAAAGAAACCAGAAAATGCAGTTACACTTCATTCAGTAGACTTGGAAAAGTTCGCCGAGTTGATTGTTCGTCAAATGTTGGACATTACTGACGCACACACAGAAGTGTTCCAAACTGATCGGGATCGGGCTTTGATTGAACATATCAAACAATCTGTAAAACAACATTTCGGAGTTGAAGAATGAAAAAGTTTGTGTATTCAGTTTGGTATGGTAATGTTCCATATAACCAAAAGATTTTCACCAAGTGGACTGATGCGTCAAAATTCATCAAAGAGCGAATTGATGCTGGGTTCATTATTCATTCTGTTCACAAAGAGTGGACAGAATCAACTGCTGATTTTGATGAAGCACTGGATGTTATTGGAGATCAATAATGAACGAACGAATTAAAAAACTTAAAGAACAGGCTACATCATACACTTGGAATGGTAATTATGTGACTGAAGAACTTGATGAACAAAAGTTCGCCGAGTTGATTGTGAAAGAATGTGGATTGTTAGCGGATCAGTATCAATTTGAAAAGAACACACCTAATCCTCTGAGGGTGAAACGACTGGATCTGGTTCCATCTGAATTTATCAAGAAACATTTCGGAGTTGAACTATGACCGCTATCGTAAATTTGTGTATCGTGCTAATGCCTGTGATTATCATGGGCCTGGCAATTCTTATTAAGGATGGGTTTTAAAATGGCTGGCTATCAAAGTGTTCTGGGACTGCGGCGTCTGGAAGCCGATCTTGACAAACTTGGTTTGATGTTGAGCGCACCCAAGCATGGCGGCTGGGGTGGTGATGACTACAGCGATCGCGCAGGCGTAAAGCCCAAGGATCAAGATAGCTTGCCCATTTACGCTCGTGATGCAGAACTGTTCACTGGCACACTTGAGCAAATTAAGATCTGGCTGATTGGTGTTGAGTGGGCACGTAACTACGACATGATGTTGCGCCTAAGCGATGACAAGAAGCGCACAAAGAAGGAAAACGATTACCGCCACGCTCGCATGCTACGCGAGCTGGCAAAGGATCATACAGAGAAAGAAGGAACGATTGTTTAGAGTTTATTGGACAGATGATGACGGCAAGGCACAGGCACTGTATGTAATGGGCCTAACCAAGGCATTGAAGATGACAGAGGAACTTCGCCGTGAAGGCAACACCTTTGTGACCATGGTCAGCGAAGACCCCAACTGCGTTGGCAAGCCCGGTGTTGATTCTATCACCGAAGGAGTTTTGCCAAATGGTGAAGAATACACTTGGCGTAAACGCCGTTAAGTGCTATAATAAAGCACACTAAGGAAACACGATGACTGACGAAATTGAAAAGCCCGAGCATCCGGAAAATGTGAAAATCGTTTTTGCCGAAGGCTGTTTTGACAACTTCGAAGGTACACAAGAAGAGCTAGACGAGCTGATGGCAGAAATCAATCGACTGGTCACTTCTGGTGAACTGTTCGAGAAGGCACGCCCGGTTGATCTGGAAACTATGGATCCCGAGGAAGCCATGATTCTTGCAAAGGCACTTGGCATTGATCTTGAAGACGTTGACGGTCTAGACGAACTGCCAGAAGCTCCAAAGAGGACTCTACAGTGAAACCACAGAAGCCTGCTCAAGGTATAACGCTGCAAGGCGACTACGGCGACAGCAAGAACTTCAAGGTGGAGTGTGATTGCTCAAGCGATGACCATGCAGTCCACATGTGGATTGAAGTTCAGCGAGATGCAGACATTCCTGATGTAGAGGTCAGCTTCTACGTTACAACCTGGACCAAAGAGTTCTGGAAAGATTGGCCAGCAAGGCTTCGTGCAGTATATGACATCCTGTTCAAGGGTGTACACAAACAAGAGCATCACATGCTCTTGAACAAGCAGAGCGCTATCAACTTCGCGCATGCTATCACAGAAACCATCAAGGAACTGGAGAAGAAATGATCGACGTACCTGCAGACTGGGTGCCTTTCGTCCCCGACGAACAGAGCATGAGCCAGTGGTCACTACCACAATAATAGTCAATAATTGACCTAAATTCTCGCTAGTGTTATAATATGTTTTATGACTAAGACATATATCACTAGCGATCTCCATTTTGGGCATGCGAACATTATGAAGTTCTGCCCAGTAACCCGTGCTCGTTTCCGTAACGATGTTGCCTACATGAACGAGGCCATGATCAAGGAATGGAACGACATGGTTTGTCCTGAGGACACTGTTTACATTCTGGGCGACGTTGCATTTCTGCCAGCAGACAAGGCAATCGCCATCATGGATCGCCTAAACGGCACTAAGATTTTGATTGAAGGAAATCACGATCGCAAGCTCTTGAAGGATGAGGATTTCCGTTCCTGCTTTGCAGAAGTACACAAGTACCTTGACATCAATGTCAACGGCACTAAGGTGGTGATGTTTCACTATCCTATTGCTGAATGGGATCAAATGCATCGTGGTGCAGTACACTTTCACGGACACCTGCATGGTGGCGTGAGTGGTCTTGAAAAGTTTCGCGCTCGTGACGTAGGCATGGACGCGACTGGTTTTATCGTGCAAGAGCTTGATCTTATGATTGCTCAGGCACTCAAAGGCGAAATTAAGGGACATCATGCCTAAGTTAGTTTTGATTCGTGGCTTGCCTGGTTCAGGCAAGAGCACTATGGCACAAGCCCTGTGCTACAATCCAGATTGGGTGCATCAAGAAGCAGACCAATTCTGGATGGTGGATGGTGAGTACAGGTTCGATGCTGCTCGTCTGCGTGAAGCTCACGAGTGGTGTCAAGCAAAGACTCGTGAAGCACTGGCCGCAGATTGCAATGTCGTGGTTTCCAACACCTTTACCACTGTGAAGGAGTTGCGCCCTTACTTTGACATCGCAAAAGAATTCGGCATCGTGCCCAATGTGTTCGTCGCACAAAACAACTTCGGCAACGTGCATAACGTACCTGCTGAAACTTTGGCAAAGATGCGAGCACGTTTTGCCTGGGACATTAGCGAACTGTTTAATTAAGAAAGGAGAAGCATATGGGTTACAATACAAAACACTTTGACCATGAAGCCCATTATGCTTCTAAGTCAACCCGGGAACTTGAGGCGCTCTTGAAGAAGGCTCAAGATTTTGTCAAAGAACATCCGCAGTTTGAACATAGCTGGCATAACGAATACATCCAGAAGTTGAAGCTGTTGATCGCAGAAAGAATTGGAAAAAGAAAATGAGCGAAACGCTGATACTGATTACCCTGCTATTCACCAAACATTTTATTGTAGACTTTCCTCTGCAAACAAAATTTCAGTGGAGTAACAAAGGAACATATGGTCATGCAGGTGGTATCTTGCATGCATGGCTCCATTGTGTAGGTACACTGTTCTGTTTCTATTGGTACGCTCCGGTAGCCGCATGGTATCTTGCGGCTCTGGACGGCCTGCTACACTATCATATCGACTGGGCCAAGATGAATCTTAACAAGCGTCTTGGTTGGGGTCCTACTACACATGAACAGTTTTGGTGGCTGCTGGGTCTGGATCAATTCCTGCATGCACTGACGTATATTGGTTTGGTTTATCTTGTAACAGGAGCTTAAAATGGGATGCTGGAATAAAACTTGTGGCCTGAGCAATCTGCACATCAATGCAGGTGATCCCGTCTACGTATTTGTCTTGGAGGATGCTCGAGATGATAGCAACTGCTATACTACTAGTCTGTTTAGCCCGCTACTGCTGCCTTTCCAGAGCGAGTACAATGATTATGGCGGAGGAGAGAATAGTTCTGGCATCGCATTTGACCTGATCATGAGTGCCATCCGGGAAGATCTGGTTGAAATGGATGTGGGTGACAACCAGTATCATGACATTGCCGTTAAAAAGAAAGACTTCGATGAGGAGTTGTTCTTTGAGGCAGTGCATGAAAATCGACTCGCAATCAAAGGACGTTTCAGCGCAGAGCCTACCAAGCTACAGTTTACCATGTTCCGCAAGGATATTGTAGATGACATTCTTAACAACTACCTAGTTGAAAAGTATGTAGGTGGCGGCCTTGGCACCCACGGTTTCCGCAACAATTACATCAGCTATGGATTCAAGGACATTGTTGCAGATCTACCCGTGCTGATCGATATGCTAACCACAGGGTCAGATGAAGATTTCGAATACCTTAAAGATCTGCCAGAAGAACAACGTGCTCGATTTCGTCTACGTATGATGGGCTTTGATGGCCTGCATCGATTGCGAGATTCAAACAAGGCTGCGGCTTGGCTACAAAGCGACAACTACCGTTACAGTCGACTGGTTGACGTCAAGTTGATTGCCAGTGACATGCTGGCCGCTGGTGAAAACGACAAGTTGATCGCCTTGCTAACAGAACACCTGAAGGCAATCTACATTGATGCATTCATGCACAGTGCTCGCAAAACCTGGATTCCTGGTGGACACGAAGGCAGTCAGAACACCGAGCAAGATGCACACCGTTTTCTTGCCAAGGCTGTACTGAGTGCGCTGGATCGTGAGAATGCCGAGTACGATGATGAAAACTTGAGCGAGGCTGAGCTTGCAGAGCTTGAAATCGAAAAATAATCAAAAATAGACACAAATTGGCTCTGGTGTTATAATACATTTATTGTAACGCAAGAGCCGTTTTTATGGTAAAAGTCATGGACAAGTTTGCACTGAAGAAGTTTGTTGAAGAAAACCCTAAGCTGGTTAAGATGCGACCTGCGGGTGATGGCATCTTCGTGCTAAAGTATTCCAAGAAGGTTTTCTTCGACGACCTGTGGAACTCTTATCTGGAAGAATGTCGTGGCACTGTTGTTGACAAAGACTTCAACGTGATCTCACGCCCTTTCACTAAGATCTACAACTATGGCATCGAAGCTCGTGCACCTCGCATCGCTTTGACTACGCCTGTGACTGCATACCGTAAGGTAAACGGTTTCATGGTAGCCGTAACTTGGCACAACGGAGACATCCTTGTGTCTACTACTGGTTCTACTGACAGCCCTTATGTTGGTCTTGCCAAGGAAATGATGCTCAAGCATGCTTCCTGGATTGACTGGCAGTTTGCAGTTCGTGGAGCACATGGTCATACCCTGATGTTCGAGTGCGTACATCCCAACGATCCGCATATCGTGCCTGAAAAGGCTGGTATGTATTTCCTGGGTTGGCGTGCTAACGAATGGGATAGCAAGGTCAACGGCTTTGGTTCTGAAGTGGCCTGGAAGATCTTTGCAGAAGATACCCTTGGGTGTTACTCTGTGGAAAGCTACCACTACACTATGGCTGAGCTTATGGCTGAGGCTAAGACGGTTAAGCACGAAGGTTTCGTCTTCTACACAGTAGACGGAACGTCCGCTAAGATCAAGAGCCCATACTACTTGACGTCTAAGTGGGTTGCTCGCAATCCAAAGACCGACAAGTTGGTGGATCTGAACAACGACATCAAGAAAAAACTTGATGAAGAATATTATCCACTAGTGGATGCTATTCGTGCTAACATTGCAGAATACTCTGCACTGGACGAGCAAGCTCGTCTGGCATGGGTACGCAACTACATGGAGACGGCCTAAGGAAATGCTAGATCACCCAGGCACTGTATACAGGAAGATCGAAAGGTCCGCCTGGCGTGGTTGGTATGCATGGCGTCCAATCAAACTACACGGTGAGTGGTATTGGTTTGAGTGGGTGTTCCGCAGGCGGATCAACACCTATGTGGACATGGATAACTGGGCTCGTTATGAGTACGGCAATATCTTTGATGTGATCAAAGGTGACGAGTGAATTACTTTTACGAGATCAATAGTTACGTGGCGGAAAAAGAGGGTCACCCTGGTCGCTATGTGGCAATCTATGATGCCCATGAAGCCAGCGATGCGGTCATTGCTGGCGGCTTCAGACTTACCAGTATCAGTGATCGCATCTGGAAAGAAAAAGACGGTCATGTAAAATTTGTAAAGAATAGATTCTCTGACATATACGACACTCATGGATACGATGTTGATATGGAAGAATTTATGATGGTTAAGTTAAGGGCAGTTACGAAATGACAATGACATATTACAAAATTCGTAGTAAGAAGAATCCCGAACTGTTCCGCAAAGCAGATGGTAGCTGGAATAAGTCGGGCAAGGTCTATGACACCCTGGGCAAACTTCGTTCTACTATTACACTGAATATGAACAGTTATAGTGAGTACACTCGCGAAAAGGTCAAGGACTGGGAAATTGTAGAATTTGAAGTCAGAGAAGTCGCAGTTAAACATCTTGCGGATGTTATTGATCCCAAGAAATTATTTGAGCTATTAAAGAAATGAAATTATACATCGCAGTATTGGATGAGTTTCCAGACTACATGACACCTACCTTGGTGGCGCATGCGGTCTTGGGTGCCCACTTCCAATTTCAAGACGAGCCGCTGTACAAAAAGTGGCTAGAGGAATCATTTAAGAAGTGCGTGGTGCGTGTAAATCGCAAAGAGTTTGAACGCATTGCCAATCTCCCCAATGTCTATCTCGGTCACGAGAACAAGACCCTTGATGCACAGAAAGCCTGTGCAGTAGTCCTGCCCTACGAGAACGCAGACCTTCCTAACGTGTTAAAATTTGCTAAACTATGGAACCCAAAATGAACCGCACCGAACTTACTAAACTCTTACAAGAAAATGTCTGCGAAGTCACGTTCACCAAAGTGGACGGCACAGAGCGCACAATGCCCTGCACACTCAAAACGGGTGTGGTCCCTGTAGTAGAGTCCAAGGGTGTTAAAAAGCCCAATGACGCAGTTATGAGCGTTTGGTGTACAGACGCCCAGGGCTGGCGCAGCTTCAGGGTTGACAATGTTACTGCGGTAAAAATACTGGAAAATTGACAGAAAATGGCTCCTGCTGTATACTGTAAGTACAGTAAATAGTAACCCAGAAGAAAGGAGCCTAAAATGGCAAAGATCTCTAAACCCACTGGTTTCCGTGTATCGCTCACTGAATACGAACGTGGTTGGGGACAGAAACCCTGGGACGATGTTTACTTTGACAACGAAGAAGAAGCCAAGCAGTATGCTATCGATTACAATCTGAAGCATAACAACGAAAAAGAAGTTCCTGACTGGTACGTGGTCGCTCGCTACGAAGGTCCTGTCCGCTAACTAACAGCCCCCGCAAGGGGGCATCTTTAAGATGCAATACGAATTCATTGGCTGGAATAACGAGGACGGACACGACAAGGTATGGGGTGTCATTGTCCTTGAGCGCAACATCAATCAATACGTCTACGATTCCTCACACAAGGTTGCCTACTTTTGGGGACGTCGTGGCAAGAAGCTACAGACCAAGGTCAGCGTGGAAAGTCAGCGAGACATCAACAAGCTGATTTCTAGCAAGACCAAGAAGGGTTATGACAAGGTCAATCTGGATGAGCTCAATAAAGTGTATCCAGAGTTTGAAACAGACTTGCACCAAACAGCGTTTTGGGCAACATTGAAAGGTTGACATGATTACAGGTGTTCGTTGGTTTACTAGCTCAAAGTGCGTAGGTATTGTACAGATTGTACAAGATCACGAAATCGAAACTTATCGTCAAACCGGAGAAGCCAACTACAAATATTATATAGGTGTAGGTTGGGGTGAAGATGAAAAGACTGACATGACTTATATTGCCGAGCATGGCGCACCTTTTGATGTCGCCGCAGGCAATACATTGTTTAGGGTATTGTAATGAAACAAGTTGTTTATCGAGATAGTGTTTTGGCTAAAGGTAGCCGAGCTCTAGAGCTGTGGGAAGAATGGCAACGTGCCAAAACTGATCGCAACGTCAAACAAAAGGCGCTGGACAACCACATGAAAGATGTTGAACAGCGCCATAAAGAATTACTGGAACGATACAAGTGAATACCAGAGAAGAAATCAATGCATACTACGATGGCCTGCGTGAGGGCGTCTATAGGTATGCCTACATGCGGGACGGTGTCTACTATGTGGGCACCACTGGTCGAACTTTGAAGTCTGCCCACGCAGACATTGAGGCTGAACGTGAGCAAGCACTATCAAGATCAGTTCCCGCGAATTAAGTTGCCTTGCGGGGGCATTGCCAGCTTTGACCACAGTTCAGGCATCAGCTACCGTTGCGAATATTGCATGGCTGTGGTGGGGTCAATGGGGCAACCAAGGGAATGTAAAGAAGCGGCACAGGAATACGAGCTCATGAAAGCACTGGGCGGCAAGGGCTGGGACAGTGAGGCAAATGTAATACGCGAGTATTAATTTTGATAATTAGCCAAAAATAGGCTGAAATTGGCTCCTGTGCTATAATAACTTATCGAACGAAACAGGAGCTAACAATGGCAAAGCGAGAAACTAAGGCAGAACGTCTAGAACGTGAAGCTCGCGAACGTGCAGAACGTCTGGAAGCAGAACGTCTGGCCTATCCCCTGCGACTGATGAATTTGCTGGAGCGTGTTAGTGCAGAACCTACTCTGACGCTGACTGTCAAGAATGGGTTCTTCAATGTTGAAGATCGCAACGACCGCTATCGCAACGACTATGTTCTGTCCTACAGCTACAGCCAGGACGCTAACGCCGTTCTGGAGGACCTGACCTACAAGGTTGATTACCTTGAGGAAGAACGTGCCGAAGCAGAACGCCGTTATGCTGTCAAGAAGGAAGCAGAACGCAAGGTTCGTGAACTGCTGAGTGAAGAAGAACGTGAACTGCTGGGGCTCTAAAATGAACATCCAAACCGTAGCACAAAACCTGCGTAACACAATCGCCGGCAAGGAAGAAGCACTTGCTCTTTACGAATCTCGCCGAGATATTCCACGTGCCACCGGCGACCAAATGGCAATTATTGCTACTATCGAGTTTCTTAAAATCAACATCGCCGAACTCAAGCGTATCCTACAGGATGTGGAACAGTGTATTCCTAAAGAGCCTGAGTTTGATGAAAGCGACAGTGAAGAAGTCCGCAACTTGATTAGAATGGGCCGATAAAATGAAAACATATCACGAAATGGTTCAGTTCATTGTTGACCAAGTTGACCTTGGTAAACTTCGATACTATGAATGGCCGGCTGTGATTGCTATCGCAGAGGTGTACGGTATCCCTCAAGATACAGTATTTGGTGATATCAAGTTTGAAAAAGAATTGCGTGAACAAGCAAAGAAGGCACAGCGTAAAGCACATAATCGTGCCAGTAACGAGCAACGCCGTTTGGCAAACTTAGCTAAGGATGTAGAACAATCGTGGCGTGACAACCCCGACCGTTCAGGCGGACAGTTTACGCAAGATGAAATTAACCGTGCAGGAGAATGGCGATGATCCGTTTTGATTTTACTGTGAGTGATGCTGACGCTCAAAACATTTTTCAGATTATGCGTGACCGCATCATGATGAACAATAAGCAAATCATTGAAATGATTGGCAAGCCTGGCAAAGAAGATTACATTGCCGCATATCGCCGAGACAATGAATATGTTGAAGGCTTGATTCAGAAAATGACTAACACAAGGATTAAAGAATGATTGACGCAGGAAATGTTATTGTTGCTTGTATTTCCACCGGTCTCTGTACACTGTGGGCAGGCTGGGCTGGATTCTTTGGTAGCATTGTGGGACAGATTGTCTACTATGCTTGGTTGCGTAATGTTTTGTTTGGATGATAGATATGAAAAATCGTTATGGCGATGAATATAAGTTTGTAGAGGTAGATCAAGACTCTTTTACGATCGAGGGTGATCTGAAGTACTGGCGCTATGGTGGCAAAGAAGGACAAGAAAGTGTGGACTTTAATGACCTAGGTTTTGTCGACCCCAGCGGAGGTCCTTTTATTGCACTTGGCATGACGATCAACGGTCGCAAGATTCGTCGTATCAGTGCTCTGGGTGAACGTATTTTCTTTGAGGTAGAATAATGAGTCAAATTCTAGTTTGGAAATGTGACGAAACGGGTAAACTGTTCGAGGATAAGGTCAAGTACCAGAGTCATCTGCGTAAGCTAGCCCGCGAGCGAAACACCAAGCGCAAGCTAATGGTCAAGGAAGCAGAGGCTGATGCCTGGTGGGCACAGGCCTATGAGCGTGAAATGACCATTGATGAATGGCGTCAGTTTGTCATTGACAATCAAAGTCGTTTCTGGGCAGAAGCTGCTAAGACTGATCCCTTTGACTGGAAGTATGTCGGCAAGACGCACAGCCGAGGAAAAAATGCCGTGCATTGTCCTGTTCCTGAACTTCTAGAGTTTACCACTTTCGATGTTCGTTGGAACCCAACGGTCAGCAACAGCCACAGTCGCCCGCATAACGGTGTCACCTGCTGGAGTAGCCAGGAAGCCAAAGACGGTCGCCCCCGAAGCTACCCGGGCTGGAGTGGCCGTGTTGAATGGATTGTTCGCTGGCCTAAAGAATGGGATGGCATCTACCTAGGTAGTGACCTGTTCCGCGATAGCTTTGGTACCAGTCGTGTTCGTGCATACAGCGGCACCGGCGGCGGTGGTGGCATGCGCTACAGTGAAAAGTACAAGTGCCACGTTCAGAGCTTTGGCTATGACTTCCGTATGTTTGCAGCAGACTGGCCTGGTATGGCTCGTGTTGTTGGGCACGAACAGCTGGCACAAGTTCTTGCAGGCAAGAGGAATAGTGTCGACTACGTTTTGGAGTCATAAATATGCCATATGGCACATGTATTGATATTTGCTGACAGCAGGGCGCTAACTAACCCGCTCAACATAAAAAATCAGCAAGAGCAAAGCGTAAGAGACGAGGCTGCTCTTAAAACACTTGGACCTTTCAGAATAGCGTCTGAGGTAAGAAGTCGAGGATTCAGCTGTCAAGTAATACACTTGATGGCTGAATTTTCTTCATCTGAACTTGAACAAGTCTGCAAGAAGTTCGTTGATCAAGAAACTCTTATCGTTGGTTTCAGTACATCGTTCTGGATGGATGAAAATCCAAGGATTCAGTTTCGTGTGCAGCACATCATACAATGTGCCAGGGAATTAAATCCCAAGGTCAAAGCCATCTTTGGTGGTCCCAATAGCATGAACATGCTAAGAACGCAGGACTTTGACATTGACGCAGTTATACTAGGATTTGGTGAGCATGCCTTTATAAGATACTTTGACAGTCTGGTCAACAAGGTTGATATTGTTCCTGACTCAATGTTTAAGAACATCCCCGTGTTCAACTTTGTTGAGAATTCCAATGTATTTGACTTCTGCAACAGCAAGACACTCTACGACAAGTCCGACTGTATTGACTGGGGCGAGCCCATGATCTTGGAGATAGGTAGAGGTTGTATTTTCAAATGCAAGTTCTGCTCCTATCCACTAACAGGCAAAAAGAAGCTAGACCACATCAAGGACCCTGGCGTAATACGAGAAGAACTCATACGCAACTACGAGATGTTCGGTATAGACAAGTACATACTAAGCGACGACACATTTAACGATAGTAATGACAAGCTGGATCTACTACACAGCATCTTTACAACCCTGCCATTCAAACTTAATTTTTCAGCGTACCTTAGACTAGACCTTTTAAACGCACACAGACAACAGATAGACAAACTGTACGAGATGGGACTAACAGGTGCGTTCTTTGGTGTTGAAAGTTTTCACGAAAAGGCAGCAAGGACAATTGGTAAAGGTATCGTATCCAAGCTGGCAAAAGACCTACTGTACGATCTGAAAGCAACACACTGGAAAGAACGTGTTAAGGTGCAGATAGGTCTGATCACAGGCTTGCCCTACGAAACCATAGAGTCATATAACGAGACAGAAGCCTGGATTCGAGACAATGAAAACTGTTTGATTGAAAAGGTAACGGTGGCACCGCTCAAGCTAATGAATCCAGAGTTCAATAAGTTTCCCTGGAAGAGTGAGTTTGAACTAAACCCAGACGCATACGGTTACCACTGGCCAGTAAGGAGCAAGCCCTTTAACTGGCACAACTACGAGAGCCCAGTAACCACTTTTTCACAGGCACGTGACATACAGCAACGACTGATTCGTGCGACCAGTGAAATGGGCAGAGATAGTCAGGGTGGCTTCTCCATGTTTGACTACTATCACAAAACCATGTACTTTAAAAACAAGAAGACCTTTGATCAGCAGATTCAGATGAATAGGTTTGAGTACACAGACTACATCAAGTCAGAGTCCGCGGAAGCGTTCCAAGCACTTGCACAGTCATATAAAACTAAAATATTAAATCTCTAAATTGACAAAAAATCCAGGGTATGCTATAATATCAGCATATTAGGAGCAATGATGCCTTGGATTCAAAACGTAGCAATGAGCGACATCAAGAAGGGTTTTCACATCAACCCCGGCGAGAACGCCATGCTGATTCAAATTACCGATCCGCCCGGCGACTTCCCCACCCCCAAGTACCAGTTTAAGGAAGTTCATCAATTCCAATTCCTGGATGTTGAAAAGGACGATTTTGTTCTGGAAGAAGCCATGCGATGCAGCCAGGAGCAGGCTGATGAATTGGTGCGCCTACTGCAACATGCACTGGCTAACAGAATGAACGTGATCGTTCACTGCCATGCTGGCGTCTGCCGTTCTGGTGCAGTCTGTGAAGTTGGTGTCATGATGGGCTTTGATGACACAGAAGTATTCCGCAGTCCTAACCTCTTGGTCAAGCATCGCATGATGAAGGCCCTGGGCTGGACCTACGACGAACAGGAACCCCACACTATCAACGGGGTTCCCTTCAGCTACGACGAGCTTGGCAACAAGCAGGTCTGGGAAAAGACTGAAACTGGTTTGTATGTTCCGCCTGTAAGAGAAGGAGATGTCTGATGATACGTGTGATATTTTTGTTTTTGATCCTGTCCATCTTGTGCTACCTGGGCTTACTGGGCGCTCAAAAAATTACAGGAAAACAATTCCTGAAATTGACAAAAATTGCAGGATACGTTATAATTAGTTCTACATTAGCAATGGTGCTGATGTTTGTTTTGGTTACTCTTTTTTAAGGACACACAGAGATGAATCGCTTCGTAAAACTTTCCCTCCTGGCCGCCGCTGTCGCTTCTATGGCAGCTTGCACTCGTATCGAAACCGGTGAGGTTGGTGTACGAGTTGGTTTCGATAAGCAGGTCAAGCCTGGTGAACTGCTGCCTGGTAGCTTTAACCAGGTGCTGGTGGGCGATGTGCTCACCTTCCCGGTCAAGGACGTCAACGTCACCCTGGACAACATGACCCCTGTAGCCAAAGACAACAGCACCATGAAGGATCTGGATGCTGTGGTTGTCTATAACATCAATCCCAATCAGGTCAGCGAACTGTATTCCAGCAAGAACAAGGCATTCCACGTTGAGCACAAGGGTGATACTTACCTGATGTATAACTACATCGTGCAGAATGCTCGTAACGCCATTTACAAGGCAGCTCGTAAGTACGAGGCACTGGACATGGCAGACAATCGTAGTGAAATGGAAAACTACGTCAAGGAAGAAATTATCCGCAACCTGGCAGAAGAAAAGCTGGATGGCAGCATCACTATCAGTCAAGTTCTGATTCGTAATGTGGTCCCGGCAGACAGTGTTGTGGCTAGTGCCAACGACCTGGTTCGCGCTAAGAACGAACTCAAGCAGAAGGAAGTTGAAGTGAAGACTGCCGAAGCTGAGGCTCGTCGTATGGCTGCGCTGGCTAACAACAGTGCGAGCTCCATTGCGTTTATGAACGCTCAGGCTGCTCTGAACATTTCAGAAGGTATTAAGAACGGTAAGGTGCAGACCATTGTGGTGCCTGCTAACTTTAACGCTCTGATGATGCCTAAGTAATCATGCGGTTGCCACTGAGCCCCGGCGAGTATCTCTTCCTAACAGGAGCAGTGTATCTTGTTGCGGGCTTGGTCAACTTGTTTATCTATAGATTTGCACAGGCTGAATACATTCAGCTGATCTGGTTACTAAGCCTGTGCATTCCAGTTTTATTTCCCGTTCCCAAACTAGTGCGTGGTACACCTTTCTGGAGAATCAAATGAAGCAACGTGGCTTTACTCTTATTGAACTTATGATCGTCGTCGCCATTGTTGGTATCCTTGCGGCTATCGTTGCTCCTATTCTGTTTGGAACGAGCCAAGGTAACACTAGCGTTAGCTGGGGCATCAATGGTATGACGGAAAGCCGTTGTATTGAAGGCTACAAGTTTGTGGTTGGGGAGCGTGGTCAAGCACGACAGATTCTGGATGAGTTTGGTAAAGGTGTTCGATGCCACGGTAATCCTGAACCCGGTAAGCCAGGTAGCTTTGGGAGTAACTGATGAAAAACATCTTTGATCTATTCAAGGGTAAGCGCAAGGAAAGCGATCCAACATGGAAAGATATTCCTCCCCCTGATGAGACTGACAACGTGATTAAGTTTCCTGAGCCAAGATCGGTGCCCCCGGTGCCCCCTGTGCAACCTCCCAAGCCCTCGGCTAAAGAATGTTACCGTATAGGTCGCAGGGACGATGGCATGACAACTTTGACGGTTATGTCTGGAGATGGGTTTGGTTCTATTACACTTGCAATGAACGATGTTGCATGTGAACAGTTGATTAGGATGATAAGGGCGACTTATGACGACGGAACAGAATCCGCATCTTGATATTCTAGGGCGAGAGCTCAAGGTGGGCATGCCTGTAGCAGTGAGTGCAGGCACAGTTGGTTTGAAAATCTGTACCATTACGGCACTCACCCCTAAAATGGTTAGAGTGGCGCCAGTTAAGAAACAGACAAACTGGCGCGGCAAGGAAAAAACGTACCTCGAGTATGGCAACCAGATGGTTATCATTGGCGGCGAGGATGTTCTAATGTATGTGCTCAAGCACGGAGGCTAAAATGACGATGCAACGATGGATGGAAGCAGTGGGCTTCAGGATTACAGAAGGCAGTGACTATGGCTGGGATTGTTATGGTCCCTATGCCTATTGCCTTGATAGCTGGAATGGTGAGCAGGATGGTCACAGCTTCAGCATTATCTTTGACACCAACGATCAGACAGTTTACGAAATTCAGGCGCACGATTATGCTAACCAACGTGCCTACCGTTGGGTGGCAGCAAGTTGGCGTCCTGCTATGCAGGCAGAGGCTGCGACTAGAAGTGTGCTAGAAAAGCAGGCCTGGGACGATGTTGACTACATTGATCTGGAAGTACTTGACGACATGTTTGAAAAGATTGCCGCAATAGAAGCAGGCGAACCTTACGACACTCGTGTACAGGTTCCACTGGAACTGCCCGATGACGAAATGTTTGCTCTGATGAAGATGGCACATGAAGCAGACATGACCCTGAACCAGTTTGTGGAGAAGGTGCTCCGCGAACAAATTGAAAGACTAACCAATGTTTGAAGATGCAGTCGGCTGGCTACTCATGGTGGCGACTCCGGTGTTGGTAATTGGCGCAGGTTACTGGACCCTGAAGAAGATTCAGAAGAAAAAACTGCAAGCAAAACTTCAACGAGAGCAAGCACTGGAACAGCTACGCCAGGAAAGAGAAGCCAGCAAGGCACGTTGGAAAGAGCGATTGAATGGGGCAACTCATGTGGGTAAGACCACATATGACTACAATGCAGACGTGCACCGAACCACGGTAACTGAACGAGGTACCAATAACTCCATCAGTTATGTGCACACCAATGACACTGGACCTGATCTACTGACCACCATGATTGTGGCTGAGTTGCTTAAGAGCAAGTCCGATACAGCATCCGGCTCGGTCTCCTGGGATAACGATGTACCAAAGGTGAAACCAGACGTCGAGGAAAGTAAGCCCACAAGTTCATTTGGTTCTTATAGTTCACCGAGTTGGGATGATGACGGACCCAGCAAGTCCAGTAGCAGTTGGAGTGGTTCCAGTCCTAGCTCAAGCTGGGATAGCAGTTCTAGTGACAGTAGTTCTAGTAGCAGTTGGGATTAATTATGCCATACGTTTACAAAGAAGTTGAAGTAGATATCGATCTGGATGATTTCGACGACGATGATCTGATTGAAGAACTGGAGCGCCGGGGCAAAGGCTTTGAAGTTGCCAGCAGCACGCCCACGGAACTGGTAGAAGCGATTTATCTGAAGCGCCGCATGGGTAAGAACTTTGAACGTGAACTGGACGAGCTCATCTACGTTACACTTGGGAAGATTCTATAATGGCTAGTCTCGCTGAATGGTTCGAAAAGAATCGCTACAAGCCAAAATATTTTATTGGCGATAGGGTCTTTGGTTTCTACAAGAAGATTCCCTTCATTGGCACTGTGGGTAACGACACCTTGATCAGTGAAGAAGAAGGACCACGTATTAGCGTTATGCTAGATTTGCCAATTAAGGTTGACAATAACGTTAGAACGCTTATAATTGTAAAGCACAAAGATATCAAAGGATATCTAAAAGATTTTGCGTCTGAAGCTGATCGGATAGACGGAGCCTCTAAAACTCTTGGTAGCGGGTTCGACTCCCGCCAGACGCACCAAACAAAAAAGTCTAAGAGAAAGTAAATGCAAAACATTAGGAGAAACGTCATGCATAGTGTAAAGGTTAATCGCCTGGAACTGCTGGGTATTGTTAGGCAGAACCGGGAAAAGCATATCACAGAATATAACGAGAGCGTGGTGGATTACAAGGCTGCGGCAATCAAGTTAGCCGCAGAGCATGTGGCACTTGCTAACACAGGCGAACTAAGCAAGATCGCCAAAATCAAAGCAATGCCTTCTGCGCCCACCAGTTATGAAAAGGAATATGATCGGGCAATCAGGATGCTCGAGCTCAGTGTTGAAGAAGTCATTGAAGTTGAGCAAGACGTTTTCAACCAGCTTGTTCTAGATGAATGGGCTTGGAAAAATGCATTCACTGCGAGTGCAAGTCTTTACAAGTCAATGTAATATGGATCACATTTGCATGGTATGTGGACATGTCCACAATGAAGAAATCGAAGGTAAGTGGGAAGATCTCCCTGACGACTTTGTCTGCCCCGAGTGTGGCGTTGGCAAAGAAGATTACGCCTTGATGTAAAGAGCAGCGGATTATCTACTGAATCCAGTATGAGTCACCAGGTAAGCTAGCTAAATCCTGGGGCAGGCAAGAGTACCAAATCTACAGTAGATGACAGCCGGGAAAGATACCGGCATTTTCTTTGAACTAATTTTACCAAAATCACTTGATTTCTAATTAAGTGCGTATATAATTGTGACTTGAAACCACTAAGTAATATAAAGTGCTTTGCAAGAAGGTATTATGAATTCGGGTAATTATTGTTTTACATGTTTGAATTGCGGTAGACAAAATCCAGTTAAGTCCGGCGGGATATTGGCAAAATATTGCAATAATAAGTGCCAGGCCGAACACCGTAGTAGGAATTTAGTAAACGAGTGGAAACAAAACGAAACAAAAACGGCTTGGCGCCAGGTCCCCGAGTATGTGAAAAAATACCTGATAGGCATAAGAGGTCACAAATGTGAAATTTGCGGGGGTACTGAATGGCAAGGCGAGGATATACCACTAGTCGTAGGTCATTGGGACCACAATACTCATAATAATGAGGAAACAAATTTAGCACTAATTTGCCCAAATTGCAGAGCGCAGAGATGAAATACAAGTTGATGATCAAGACCCATATGGTGACAGGATTAAAATATCTGTGTGTTACTACCAGGTCAGATTATCATAGGTATACGGGTTCAGGTAAACAATGGAAAAAGCATCTAGAGGAACATGGTAGAACATGGTCCACTGATCTCTTATATGAGTCCGACAACATCGAAGATTTTTCAAAAACTTGTATTGAAAAATCTATAGAGTTTGATATTGTAAGTTCTAAAGACTGGGCAAACTGTAGACTCGAGCGCGGTGGTGGTGAATATCCTGTGGATAGTTCGGGTAATAAAATATTAAGATCAAAACCAATGTCGTTTGCAAGCGACGAAGAACTATTGGAATATAGCAGGAAATCTAAATGGTTTCAATGTTCTATTTGCGGCGCGAAGATGACGGAAGATGCATTCCTTGGTAGGAATCACAATAAATGTAAATCAAAAGATACATTTAACATGATACCATTCAAAAATGAATGGTTATAATTTCATTAACTTAAAAGGAAACAAAATGAAAACAATCGGCGATAAAATCACAAGTTTTGCAGTTACCGGGGTAAAGCCAGGCGCACTGACACCAGAAGGCGCTTTCGAAACCATCACAGACAAGAGCTTTGAAGGTAAGTGGAAGATCATTGTTTACTACCCAAAGGACTTTACCTTTGTGTGCCCAACTGAAATCGTAGCCTATGACAAGCTACGTCAAGACTTCGAAGATCGTGATGCAGTTCTGCTAATTGGCAGCACAGACAACGAGTTTTGCAAACTGGCATGGCGTAACGCACACGAAGATCTAAAGAAGACAACCAGCTGGAGCTTTGCTGACGTTGCTCGCGACGAGAGCAGCCTTGCAGAACAACTAGGTATCTTCTATGGTCCAGCAGGTGCTGCTCTACGTGCCACATTCATCGTTGATCCTGATAACGTTATCCAGCACGTTACAGTAAACAACTTGGACGTTGGTCGTAACCCAGACGAAACATTGCGTGTTCTAGACGCACTGCAAACTGGCGAACTATGCCCATGCAGCCGTCCAATCGGTGGCGAGACTCTGTAATGAGATATCACGCACACATCTACTGGCAGAATGAAGATCAGAGGCGTGAAGCATTGAGCCTACGAGAGCCTCTTCGAGAGATGGGCTCTAAAGTAGGTTCGATACATGAAGATGCAATAGGTCCTCATCCTCATGCGATGTATCAAGTAAACTACAATAGCAATATTGCAGAAGAAGTTGAAAACTTACTGTACAAGGCTAAACTTCATATCTTGCTACATGAGGACACGGGAGATGATGTGCGTGATCACACCGAAGGCGCAAGATGGATCGGCCGCCCACTTGTATTGGATCTTAAATGGCTAGAACAATACTCGAGGGGTAAAAATGATTGATTGTCTTATCCTTGGTGATAGCATCGCAGTTGGTACACATCAGCAAAGACCTGAATGTGTGTCATACGCAAAGGGTGGCATTAATAGCTGGCAGTGGAACAAGCAGTACGGACAACATGATGTCAGTGCAAATACAGTGATCATTAGTCTTGGAAGCAATGACCACAAAGGTGTTAAGACACAAAAAGAACTAGAAGCGATGCGATCTAAGGTAAAGGCATCTAGGGTGTTTTGGATATTGCCCGCAGGAAACCTAAAAGCGGGCGGTGTTGATATAGAAGCTATACAACACATAGTCAGAGAAATTGCCGCTAGGAACGGAGACATCGTGCTTCCAATCACTAGATTGCAGAAGGATGGTATCCATCCTAGTTGGGCGGGATATAAAGAGTTAGCGGAGAAGGCAAAATGACTGGTAAAGAACTTGAAAAGAAAATTAGACAGTATCACTATCGACTAGAGTTATTGCGAAGTATTGCACCAGTCATTATTATCACACTACAATGTGTGATCTTGTACAAAATTTTTTGGGGGTAATATGAACTTTAGAGAACAATTTGATTATTTAAAGCAGTGGCATTGCCCTGCATGCAAGGGGGCGAAATAATGCAAGTAAGAGTAGCAGAAGAAGGTAAGAAGATTGGTACATGTGGTTGTGGCAGGAGCCCAACTGGCGACTGTATTGGCTGGCATGGTTTAAGTGAAGAACAATTCCAACTAGAACTAGCCAAGTACAGAGAAAAGATTTTTGATGAAAAAGCGAGGGAAGAATAATGACAGCATGGGTAGATGCACTTAAAGAACAGAGTATTCCTGATTACGCAAAAGATACAAAGCTAAACATTGACGCAGTTATCAAGCGTTCTAGTTTGCCGGTCGAAGAAGCAGAAGCTGTGGCATTGGCAGCGGCATTTGCAACGGGTAATAGCAAGCTATGGACCTGGGTACACAGTCAATTGGCTAATCGTGTGGAAGCAGATGCCGCACTAACAGCAGCAAGCCTGATGGCACAGAACAACGTTTGGTATCCATTCGTTGAAATGGCAGATGACGAAAACCTTAAGGGTCTGCCTGCACAGCTACGTATGAATGCGATTGCTTCTAGTGGTGGCACAACCAAGGAGCGTTTTGAAGCATACAGCCTGGCAGCAAGTATTGTGGGCAAGTGCCATTTCTGCGTTAAGGCACATTACGAAACACTCAAGAAGGCAGGCTACACCGTAGAACAACTTCGCGACATTGGTCGTATTGCCGCAGTAATGAACAGCGTATCAAAAGTTTTGGCAAACTAAACACACAAAGGGGCTTGACGCCCCTTTATTTTTATTATACAATCACTAAATAGAAATGTAGCAGGTGCTACAGCCAACAGACTTTAAGAATTTATGTGTTTAGTCTGTACACAGTAAAAGGAGAAACCATGATGTATGGTAATAAAATCGCCGCCGCGATCAAAGTAAACGGCAAAGTCCTACGCGAATTCAAGGACACAGTGTATGTACCATTCGGTAGCGAATACACAATTCTAATCAAGAACCTCCACACACAACGAGCAGTCATCAATATCTTTATTGATGGCGACAATGTCGTGCCTGGTGGACTCGTTCTAAACGCAGGTCAAGAAGTGGACCTGGAACGTTCAATCAAGAACGGCAACCTCAACGAAGGCAATCGCTTCAAGTTCATTGAACGCACTGGTGCAGTGGAAGACCACCGAGGTGTCAAGCTGGAAGATGGCCTAATCCGCATTGAGCACCAGTTTGAAATGCCTTATCGTCCTCCAATGTATATCAATAACAATGATTTTTGGAACAAGCGATATGGCAACGGCACCGGAGATTGGGCAGTGCCCATGGGAACGGTATCCACCAATAGCTACAATGTTGGTGGCGTTTTGCGTAGCGTTGATATCAGCAAGGGCGAACAGGTTAAGGCCATGGCCACAACAGCTATCAACCAATATTGTGCTGATAATGGCATTGTTGCCCAATGCGAGTACCATGAAGGTTTGGCAACCATGGATAGTTATATCAACGATGTTGGTATCACTGTTCCAGGCAGCAAGAGTGAACAAAAGTTCCAAACAGTACACATGGGCACCCTGGAAGCTGAAAAGCACAACATGGTTATTCGCATCCTTGGTCAAACCGCCAACAATATGCCTGTTGAAAAACCAGTCACTGTTAAGGCAAAACAAAAGTGCGATACTTGCGGTCACACCAACAAAGCAACTGCAAATTTTTGCACCAAGTGTGGAACCAGTTTGAAAATTTACGCATGAATTCATACTTGCTCAATAGAAGTCTGACTCCGGCGGATGTAGACTTTCTTAACAGTACTGACATCGAGTTCGTGTTCAAAACAGATCTTCTTGCTCCTTATGATAGTGGTTGGTGTGATGCCGCCACTGGTGCAAGGATAATTCAGGCTTCTGATAGAATCATTTTCCATCCAGCTACGGAAGAGGAAGAAGTTTTCTTAAAATTGAAGTATATGACTGAATTGATTTCGGACTTCTTGTAAACGGAATGATCGTTCAAGACGTTATATTAGTATAGCGAAAGGAACGATCATGTTCAGTAAAATGCAAGTAATGCAAGTCAAAGAAATGGTTGAGCGCAACTGGTCTGCGGCAGATATTTCCAGAAAATGTAATATGGATACTGATTTAGTATTACAAATTTTGGCATTCCTGAATTCAAATAGTTGACAAATAATCCTGAATTTGCTATACTAGAGACTAAATAAACATGTGAAGCGATAGACGCAACACAGACAATCGTACAAAGGATTTTTGTATGTCAGACTTAACAATCTTCGGCATCGAAGAAAAAATCAAACAGCATAAAGCTGATTTGGCCAAGCTCGAGAAAGAGCTTGAAACAGCCAAAATGGAATCCCCAGAAGAACAGCTCGCCAAAGAGCTACACGGTATGCTCTGTACCTGGAACCACACTGATGGTTGTGGTTGGTACTACGAGTTTAAGAACAAAAAAGACGACTGGACAGGCCACGCACACGGCGAGTACCTTGGTCGTGCTCGCAAACTGATGCATAGTTGCAAAGAAGAGGGCATTCGAGTTGAATCTGCCCTGGCCATGTTCAAAGTTATTAGGGGTCACTAAAATGTCAAAACCATATGGAACCATTCTGCTGATCGGTCGCTTTCAGCCCTTGCACAATGCACACTTGGAAATCATCAAGCGTTGCACCGCACTAACAGACCAACTTGTGGTTATTGCAGGATCTGCACATCAACCACGCACTTACAAGAACCCATTTACATTCGACGAACGCCGTCAAATGATTCTGGCTGCTACTGCCGGTCTCAGTATGCGTGTCTATGTTGAACCTAACATTGACACTATCTATAATGATCAAGCATGGGCAGTTCGCGTCCAAGGCATCCACAGCAAGTATCGTTGCCTTGGCACCAAGGATGCTATTATTGGTCACAAGAAGGACGATTCTAGTTTCTACCTGGATATGTTCCCGCAATGGGAGTACATCAACGTAGAGCAGATTGAACCACTGGGCGCTACTGACATTCGCGATCTCTACTTCAAGACCAGCTTCAACAGCAACTTTATCAAGAACGTGGTGCCTGAAACAACCTACGATTTCTTGATGAACTTCCGCCGTACTGAAGAGTTCCAACAGATTGTTCGTGAACGCGAGTTCATTGCTAACTACAAAAAGCAATACGAAAGTCTGCCTTACCCGCCAATCTTCAGCACTGCTGATGCCGTGGTTATCCAAAGCGGCCACGTACTGATGATCAAGCGCCGCAGTGAACCTGGTAAGGGTTTGTGGGCATTGCCAGGCGGCTTTGTAAACGCTAACACCGACCGTAGTGTAGAAGATGCCGCTATCCGCGAACTTCGCGAAGAAACTGGCATCAAGGTTCCTGCTCCTGTGTTGCGTGGTAGCATCAAGCGCAGTCGTGTATTTGATGCTATTGACCGAAGTGCTCGTGGTAGAACAATTACTCACGCATTCCACATTGAATTGCCTGACGGTGAACTGCCTAAAGTTAAAGGTAGTGATGATGCTGAAAAAGCACGTTGGGTTCCTATCGCAGAGGTCCGAAGCGAAGAATGTTTTGAAGACCACTACGAAATCCTGCAACACTTTTTAGGAGCGTAAGATGAACGAACGAATTAGAAAACTTGCTAAACAGGCTGGCTTTGGATTACACCGAGATGGTGAGATTTACACCTCACGGCTTGAGCATTTGCCCATTACAGAAGATATTGAAAAGTTCGCCGAGTTGATTGTTAGGGAATGTATTGATATTGTAAGTCCGTATGCCATTAGGATGGAAAACTTTGATGGCGGTCATCCTATTGATGATTTGAAGAAACATTTCGGAGTTGAAGAATGAACCAATTTGATATTACTGTAAAAATTCGTATTGATGTGCTTGATTCTGACCCAGGGGTTCAATACAATGAAGCATTGTTTGTTGCTAATCACTATGCTGAAATGGCAATGAAGTACAAGAGTGTTGGGGCTGTAGAAATTGTTGAAGTAAAAGCAGAGGAAACAAAATGAACAGAACGATACTAAAACTTTTTACCAAGGCTTGTTATCACAGTGATTATGAGCCAGTGAATGTTCCTAAAGAAGTGGTTGAAAAGTTCGCCGAGTTGATTGTTAGGGAATG